TAAAAAAGATATATAAAGAATACACAGGAAACAATTAATCAATAAAGGGTAAGACCTAAAAGCTTTTAATTTTTCAGACCTGTGTAGTAAAGGGGGGGTGTGGTTACCTCCCCAATACAATAAGACTATGGAGATAATAATATCAGATGCAGGAGATGAACAAGAAGGAATGCATATAACTTTAATTTTAAAATAATGGAAAGAACATACAAGACAATCAAGTGGGTATTAAAAGGACACATCAAGAATAATGTCAAATCTTTATGGACTTGGGAAGATGATAATTTTACTTGCATCTTTGATACTTATGCAGGAAACAATAGAATATATACAAGTAATCAACTTTTAAAACTTTTAACACAATGATAATATTTACAATAGTAGGAATAATTGCAGTAGTATTCTTTTTCATAGTTATATTAATGACTATAATAGAAGGTAGAATTAAAAGCAAATCAACAGAAAAGTTACTTTGGAAAATGGATAAGGTAGAAACAAGAACAGGAGGACTAGAAAACGATAGACTAAATGAAAGACAATAGAATACCAAACTACTACATAGGAAAGAATGGATATGAAGCAAGGAAGGTTTGTGATAACTTTGACTTACCTTACCACCTTGCCACTGCCACTACCTACATCTTGAGAGCTTACCATAAGCACGATACACCTATTGAGTGCATACAAAAAGCAATTAATCATTTAGAGTTTGAACTTGATAAATTAAAGAGATGATTGACTTACGGCTTGGAGATTGCTTAGAGGTAATGAAGTTAATAACTTCAGGTAGTATAGACGCTATTATAACCGACCCTCCTTACGGAACAACTGCCTGCAAATGGGATTCAGTTATAGACTTTGAATTGATGTGGGAACAATTAAATAGAATCATTAAACCTAATGGAGCGATAGTTTTATTTGGTAGTGAACCGTTTAGTAGTGCTTTGAGAATGAGTAATATAAAAAATTACAAGTATGATTGGTATTGGAATAAAAAGTTCGGCGGTAATTTTGTGCAAGCTAAAAGAATGCCTTTAAAGAATATAGAGTGTGTAAGTGTTTTCTGTAAGGGTGGTAAAATGCCCGACTATAACCCTCAAATGATTTTAAGAGATAAACCTATAAAGCAAGGGGGAGTGAAAAGTAGTGACGCTATACCTATTAAAAATAATAAGCATACGCATACTAAAAAAACATACACTCACAAGTACCCAATAACACAGATGGATTACCCCAAAGAATTAGGAAGAACAGTACACCCAACACAAAAACCTATATTATTAATGGAGTACCTAATTAAAACCTATACCAACGAAAATGAAACAGTATTAGATTTTACTATGGGTTCGGGAAGCACAGGAGTTGCTGCAAAGAATACAAACAGAAACTTTATAGGAATAGAGCAAGACGCTAACTATTTTAATATAGCAACAGAAAGAATTAACAAGGAAGAAAAACAATTAAAGATATTATGACACTATACACTTGCGAATGTGGAAAGACTAGAGAACTATCTAAAGTTACAATAGTTTATAGAGAAGGAGAATGGGTAGCAAAGGAAGCAGAGTGTGTATGTGGTAAGTATATGGATAGCGAACCAACAGAAGGAATACCAACTTTACAAAGGACAGAGCCTAGTCTAAGCAAAAACAGAGATAAGCTATGGGCAGGAGCAAAAGAAAAGCTAGTAGGCGAAAGGGGAATTAATGAATCCTTTGATTAAATAAATAAACAAAAATTCTATTATATATTATGAAACAACAAGTTAAGATAAGTAAAGTAAAAGGAAATCCAAGTAATCCTAGAATTATTAAGAACGATAAATTTAAAAAGCTAGTAAAGTCAATACAAGAATTTCCTGAGATGTTAAAGCTAAGACCTATTGTAGTTGATGAGGACTTTATGGTGCTTGGTGGCAATATGAGATTGAAGGCAAGTAAAGATGCAGGACTATCTGAAGTATGGATAGACATAGCTGAAGGACTTACTGAAGAACAAAAGAAAGAATTTATTGTAAAGGATAATGTAGGATTCGGTGAATGGGATTGGGCTATGTTAGGTAATGAATGGAATACTATTAAAATAACTGAATGGGGTTTAGATGTATGGGAAAATCAAGATGATAGAAATGAATTAGATGCAGAGCTTGAATGGAGTGGTATGCCTGAATTTAATAATGATGACCTTTCTCCTAAAAGACAAATAATTATATCATTTAAAAAAGATGAAGATGTGGAACTTTTTGCTAAATTAATAAATCAAGAGCTAACGACAAAAACAAAAAGTGTATGGTTTCCTAAAGTAAATGACTTAGTACAAAAGGATAAAATATATTCTAATGAATCCTAAATATCCTTTATATATAGTTTCTAAAGGGAGGTCAGACAGCAGACTAACAAGTAAGGCATTAGAAAAAATGCAAGTACCTTATTATATTGTAATCGAGAAGATTGATTATAAAGACTACGCAGCTGTAATAGATAAGAATAAAATATTAATACTTCCTGAAAAGTATTTAGATGAGTATGAAGTTCTTGATAATTTAGGACGAAGTAAAAGTACAGGGCCCGGAGCAGCAAGAAACTTTGCTTGGAAACATTCAAAAGAAAATGGTTTTGCATATCATTGGGTAATGGACGATAATATAAATAGATTTTGTAGATATAATAACAATCAAATACATACAGCTGAAACAGGCTCTGTATTTTTAGCTATGGAAGATTTTATAGAAAGATATGAGAATGTAGCAATGGCAGGACCTAATTACTTTATGTTCATAGCAAGAAAGCAAAAATATCCACCATTTGTAAAAAATACAAGAATATACAGTTGCAACCTAATTAAGAATAACACACCTTTTAAATGGAGAGGTAGGTATAATGAAGATACAATATTGAGCTTAGATATGTTAAAAGCAGGATATTGTACAATTCAATTTAATGCTATGTTACAAGAAAAAACAACAACACAAGTTCTAAGAGGTGGAAACTCCGAAGAATTTTATGATAAGGAAGGAACATTACCTAAAAGTCAAATGCAAGTAGATGTTCACCCTGACGTATCAAGATTGACTTTTAGATTTGGAAGAATACATCATCACGTAGATTACACACCATTTAAAAAAATAAAGCTTATTAAAAAGAAAAATATTAATATTAAAAAAGATGTAGATAATTATGGAATGGAGTTAAAGAAAATAAACTAATGGAACAAAATAGAACACAAATCGCAAAGAAGCAAATGCTTAAAGCACTAGAGTCAAGTCTAGGAGTAGTAACGACAGCATTAAAAGTAACTGACTTATCAAGGACTAACTACTATAAGTGGCTAAAAGAAGATGCTGAATTTGCACAAGCAGTAAATGATATTGAGTTAATAGCTCAGGATTTTGTTAAGTCTAAATTCTACGAATGTATAAAAGACAAAGTCCCTTCAGTTGTAATACACGCTGCTAAGAATATCTTAGGTATGAATGAAACAAATAGAGTAGATTTAACATCAGGAGATAAAGCCCTTAACCTTCCTTTAATTACATTCATTGACACTGATACTGAGTAAGAAATACAATCCTTTATTTGAATCAAAGGCTAGGTACTTTATTATAACAGGTGGTAGAGGTTCAGGAAAGTCTTTTGCTGTTACAGTCTTTCTTACGCTTTTAACTATGTCAAGAGGTATAAGAGTTTTGTTTACAAGGTTTACAATGACATCAGCTCACCTTTCAATCATTCCTGAGTTCTTAGAAAAGATAGGGCTGCTTGGATTTGAAGAAGCATTTCATATTAATAAAGCAGAAGTAGTTAATTCTAAGAATAAATCAGACATTCTATTCAGAGGTATCAAGACTTCAGCAGGTAATCAGACGGCTAGTCTAAAGTCATTACAAGGTATCAGTACTTGGGTATTAGATGAAGCAGAAGAACTTGTAGATGAAAACATATTTGACACTATTGACCTAAGCATTAGGGAAAAGAATATACATAATAGAGTTATCTTGATATTAAATCCTGTTACTAAAGAACATTGGATTTACAAGAGGTTTTTTGAAGACAAAGGAGTTGAAGGTGGTTTTAATGGCGTTAAAGACAATGTATGTTATATCCATAGTACATACCTAGATAATAAAGATAATCTCTCACAGAGCTTCCTAGAGCGTATTAAGAGCATAAAGCATAACAACTTTAAAAAGTATCAGCATAAGATTCTTGGAGGTTGGTTAGCAAAGGCTGAAGGAGTAGTGTTTGACAATTGGAGTATAGGAGGATTTAATCCTGATGGACTTCAAACTTCTTGTGGAATGGACTTTGGTTTTAGTGTAGACCCTGATAGTCTTACAGAAGTAGCTATTGATAAGAAGAAAAGAAAGATATATATTAAAGAGCATATTTATAGGAATGGATTGAAGTCAAATGAACTTGCACAAATCGTTTTAGATAAAGTAGGGCAAAGCCTGATAATAGCTGATAGTGCTGAACCAAGACTGATAGCTGATTTAAGACACTTAGGAGTAAACATCAAGCCTGTTAAAAAAGGAACTATTGAAAGTGGTATTACTCGTATGCAAGACTATGAACTTATCATAACTCCTGAATCAACAAACATAGCAAAAGAACTGAACAATTATATATACGCTGACAAAGGCTCTAAGCTTTATGTAGATAACTACAATCACGCAATAGACGGAATAAGATATAATGTAATTTACCACCTAGACAATCCAAACGCAGGTAGGTATTTCGTTCAGTAAAAAAATCGTTAAACTAAAATCAATTAATTTCTATTATATAGTGTATGAAAGTTAAAA